GCTTTTAATTTGGTCCCCTGACTCAAATCAATAGGCGCGAATGAAACAGCCATGGGGGAAGCGTTTTTCAGAGCCTCAACAACTGACAAAATTTCCACAGCACACAATTCATCAGAATGACCCTCAATCCCAATGAAGGCACTGACATGTATCCCCGCAACCCAGGCGCTATTTCCTCGCCGCACCACTATCGGGGAACCACACCATCCATCCTGAGTAACAACATCTGAAACTGGATATTTCCACAAACGGCGGTGTGGAACGGCAAAACCATTGGCAGTAGAACCGCCAACCTGGGTAACACCAACGTGTAAAAGGTGAGTACCCAGATCACCATTCTCACTTCTCACCAACATGACCGCGTCATCAAACTGGTGCTGCAATCCAAATTGACTCGTATCTACAACATGTTTAACAATGGACGCTCCACTAGGATGCGCAGACGAAAGCCAGACCACGGCCAAGTCCTTCCCAGGAATCCTCAGAAATTCAGTACCGGCCCGGACTATCTGCTTCCCTGCAGTTCCAGCTCGCACTTTTTTCGCCAAATCACCAGGCATGAGGACTTTCTCGGACATTATATACGTCACTTCCGCCGAATCCCCTCGCAGGGAATGGCCTGGAAATATGAAAAAATTATCCATAAACCTCACAGCACGAAATTCCATATTGCCGATATTTACAATGGCAATGTTGCGTGCCACTTGATCACATAATTGACCAAATGACACGGTCGCTCCCGCTACTGTTGGCATTTCCCTCCCAGAAGGAAGGGGATGCCGCGCAAACTTACCAGGCTGCGGCTGAGTCCAAATACTTTTAACGCCCAAGTTTATCAACTCAGGCTTAGTATCGCCCATGATCAAAGTTTCAGGAGTTGCCCCAACGGGGGCCTGTCCTGTAACAACTGACTCCCACTTACCAGCGCGCATATTCGCTTTCACTATTTCATCTTTCGCATGGTCCAACTTGCGTTTACCAAGCATAACAATCATGCCCACCAAAACCAAGCATCCAGATCCTAAAGCCACAAAGGCTGCGCTCTGCTGCCGCAATGAATTTTGGGCATTACTATAAGCCTCTTCCAAAGCCATCGCCTCAAAATTAACCTCAGAAAACAAGGATTGCATCATACACACCCCCATTCTCAAGGCAGCTCGAGGATGTACCCAAACGAAACGAAAATAACACAAATAAAATTCCAAAACATGATTGGGAATTTGGCTCATACGGTATCCACCAAATGCGACACTCAAAAAGCATGGCAGCCACAGAAATCCGTTTGCAATTGCAACAATTAAAAAGGAAAAGATAGGCAAAGAGAAGAAAACATACGGACTTCCGGAACGCCGTGCAACTATCGCCACTCTCGTAGCAACATCTCTCACGACGCCCTGTGCCTTTAACCGCATGAAAGATTCATTGGGACATACAGGCCCATGATATTTCATTACCATCCCGCACGTTTCACAAAATGTGGTGACAGCATCCGCCGCCAAACGCTCATTCTCTCGAAGCGTATGAGATAGAAATCTATTCTTAACAAACTGCAACAACTCACTGGTATTGTCCGTCACAAAATCAGTCCCCAAATGAGCCACAGCAAATGTCTTGCTGTCCTCAAGAGATCGGAAAGTCTGAACTTCAAAATCCCACAAATTCACAGCTCCCTTAGCTTTAAATGAGTCCAGGGTGTTGTTCACACCTGGGTTTACCATATATTCTTTCTTCAATTTCATTCGGAAACGATATGTGACCCGACGCCAAAAAGGCGCAGCATCCGTGATCAATCCAAACAAATTACACGTCTCCAAATTCGTGCTATAATAACAAGTCAGTGGCTTAAGGAAAACCTTTCCTTTCAATTCCACAGCTGCCATCTTGGCCACCAAGGGCGCTCCATTACAAATCTCAATAACAAGACCAGCATGCAACATGCAATCCGCCGTTGACTTAGCGGTATTCTTATCCGGATCATCAAACAAGATTCCCGTATGCATGTCACTATAACCATCATAATACTTATTTCCCGCACGCAAAGCGTACATGGTATTAGGGGAGGTAGGAAAATCAATGGCACGCATGAGAGTAGCATGCAACACTTTAATAAATTCCGTCTTCCCAATCCCAGGTTCACCTACCAACATCACCATAAATGGAGGAACCCTCGCCTGGTTATTTTGGAGGTGGGATTCAGCAGAAACCAAAACACTCCGCAAACTAGCCAACTGAACCTGAACAGACACAATGGATGAAGGACTCACCTTAAAATGTTCCATCCGTTTCACCAGCTTATCACCGGTACCAATGCAATGCTTAATAATCTCAATGCGTTCCTCAGCAGTAAAAATGATGGGCTTTGAGCCCTCAGAATTACCAATAGTGTTCATCACAACAGCATTTGCATGCTGGAGCCAGCCAGTATGGTTAGCCCCACCCAAAAGCAAAGCAGGGTCGCGAGTACGAATAAAACCATACAATGAATTACTTGTCGCCTGAATTAAGGCGACGACTCTCAACCCAAATTCATTCGTAGACACAGTAAGCATTGGTTGAATAATATCAGCATACCTCCGCCAGGTTTGCATATCGGGACAAACCCCAATCATTGTCAAGGGAATCCCAACAGACAAAGCGGAAAACACACCCCAAAAAGAATTATAGAGTGGCGTGGTTCTAAAGGCATCATCATGCAACATATCCCACACCATCCCAACAGTCTCAACAAAACCAGCGGATTGCTCCACCACCATAAATTGAAAATTGGTCATTTCCTCAAAAACAATCTGAGCCAAATCACACATCATATCGCCTCCAAAAAGAGACAACACAAACTGTGACACAGCAGCCGCAGCTCCCTTCCAAGAGCTAGTCTCACGAAGCGAAACGAACAATGCCAGCAACTGCAATACAACAGGCAACTTCAGAGAAATTTCTCGCAATTGTTG